GCGCGTTCTGGACACTCTGGAGGCGTGTTGGGAGGCCAATGCTGACGAGATGCTGACGCAGCTGGCTGCCGAGAAGCCCGAGGTCATCATGGGTATGATCTCCCGGCTCATGCCACAGGCCGTGATCACCGAAGACCTGACGGGTGAGAAGGAAAAAGGTGAGGGTAATCAACAACCTATCACCATCCGCCTAGTCAATCAGGTACAGGACAATGCACTACCACACCACGATGAGCCTAGGTTAGTAGAGGGTGAGCTGGTAGATGATGAGGTAGACACACACCATATGCACTGATAGTTATGTGATACATGAATGAAACATAACTGACGTAAATATACATTTAAGGAAGTTAGAAGCGCACCAACAATCAATGACTTAGGGCTGCCTAGTGAATGAGAATCATTCGCATCTTCTAGGTGGGGTGGCACCTCAAGGATCGGGCCTCTGGCGACCCCCGGCCCGGCCTGCAGCATATTTCCACCCCTTTACTGTTGTTCTATATGACTATCTACAACCAGAGCCGATTATGAAGAAAGACCAACAGCTAATCTTCTCGCCCAACAGCCGGATACCCCTAGAGGATCGGCTGCGATTGATGGACATGGCGGCACAGGCGCCCAAGAGACCCGGACTGAGCGGGCTGCTGTTCCCTCAGCAGGGACAGGGCGGCACCAAGAGCCCATCGCCCAAGACGGGAGGCAAGGTGCCCCTGCCCAGCTTCGACGACAACGGGGAGTATTTCCCGCCAACGTCGGTCCCGGTGCCGCTCCCAAGGATAGACGAGCCACCACCGCGCAACCAGCTGTGGGAGAGCCCGCTGACGCCAGAGGAGCAGGCGGAGAGGCAGGCGGATCTTATAAAGAAACTGAGGGCGTGGAGGGGGTCAGCGAACCCCAAGGCACTGGAGTTCTAGCGCGGCCCCTCCATTACCCGAACTTAATTAACAGCCAAGGAGGGCCGTGAGTGAACATAGACATCCCAACGGCCTTTGCGCCACTTCTGGAGTCCCAGAAGCGGTACCGGATAGCGGTAGGCGGCAGGGGCAGCGGTAAGTCCATCACGGCGGCCACGATGTGCCTGCTGGAGTGCTATCAGGGAAAGCGCGTTCTGGCGTGTCGAGAGTTCCAGAGCAGTATTGCGGAGTCGTCCCACGCGCTGATGGCGTCTCTGGTTGACCAGATCGGGCTACCCGGATTCACGGTCACTAGGGACAGGATCACCCATACGAGTGGTGGCGAGATTATCTACCGTGGTCTGGCGAGGTCTCCAGAGACCCTGAAAAGTTTGGCCGGTATTTATTGCTGTTTTTTGGATGAGGCTCAAACGATTTCGGACGAGTCGCTGCGCATCCTGACCCCCACGATACGGGAGCCCGGGAGCTACTTCATCATGACGGCCAACCCCAGATCCAGCGGGGACGCATTTAGCGTCAGGTTCCTGAATGAGCATATGTCGAAGCTCAGGACCGACAAGATCGCCGAGGACGAGATGTCCACCATCGTCAAGGTTGACTGGGATGCGAATCCCTTCATACCGGCAGAATTGATCGCCGAGAAGGAAAACGACAGAAAGACGATGACCCCGGAGTTGTGGGCTCATGTGTGGCAGGGCGAGCACTACGATAGCGTAACCGACGCTCTGGTGGATGTTTCTTGGTTTGAGGCGGCGCTAGTTGCAGAAGAGAAATTCAAATATAGGCCCTCTGGGGCGAAGGTTCTCGGGTTTGACCCAGCGGACACGGGCCCAGATCCGGCGGGGCTGGCTGTACGCCACGGGGCGAAGGTACTGGACCTCGGATTGCGCCACGAGGGAAACGTCAGCGAGGCGTTTGAGTGGTCGCTGGAGTACCTCGATAGGTACCACTGCTCGAACTATGTATACGACGGCGATGGTCTGGGCCTTGGTCTGGCGCGTGAGGTTGAGCGTGCACTGGCTCCTCGCGACATACACTTTGAGGGCTTTCGTGGCGGCGCGACGCCGACAAATCCGTCGGCTATGTTTTCGGGCTTCAAGTCAAACAGAGATGCCTACTATAACCGCCGGGCGCAGGCTTATTGGGAGATAAGGGAACGGTTCTGGAAGACCTATCAGGCCGTTGAGGGCGAGTTCATGGACCCCGACGAGCTGATATTTTTGCCGAAGGAGCACCCCTTGATCGACCAGCTGCGCAGCGAGATATGCCGGATACCCACGGTGCCCAACCAGAACGGAAAAATTCAAATTATGCCGAAGGGCCAGATGGCAAAGCCGCCGCTGAACATCCCATCGCCGAACTTGGCCGACGCTCTTGTATATGCGTTCACGGTTGACGACTACATATCAGGCTCGTGGGGTAAGCCCATCGAGTACAAGGAAGCCTACATTTAATGTCAGACATGATTGAAGACCTAAAGGGCGTCATCGCATCTGAGATGGAGAACTCCGTCTCGGACGAGCTTGTGAGCAAGCGAAAGACCGCCATGAAGTACTACGAGGGCGAGCTGCCCGAGCGCCCCGAGACCGTGGGCCGCTCTGGCGTGGTGAGCACAGACGTCGCCGACAGCATCGAGTGGCTGATCCCGAATATTATTTCCTCTCTGACCGGCTCCAAGGCCGTGCGCTTCATGCCCATGAGCCAGATGGACGAGGAGCAGGCTAAATTGGAGGAGGAGATCACCGCCTTCGCCTTCAACGAGGACAACAACGGGTTCCTCGCGATGTACGAGGCCGTTAAAGACGCCCTGATGGTGGGCGTTGGCGTGATGAAGATTTATTTTGATGACACGCCAGAGAGGACCGTCGAGAATTACAGCGGGCTGGACGAGAACCAGCTGCAGGCCCTATTGGGCGACCCCATGGTCGAGATTTCAGAGATCACGCGCTCCGAGACAGAGGGCACCGGGGTCACGGCGTCCAGAATCGTCCGGCAGGGCAAGGTCCGGATCGAGGCCGTGCCGTGCTCAGAGTTCCGTATCAATGACGACGCGGACAGCCTAGACATCCAAGAGGCCCGATTCTGTGCCCACACCGTCCGCCGCTCGGCCTCCGAGCTGCTGGCGTCTGGCTACGACCCCGAGCTGATCGAGTCCGCGCAGCAGACCTATCTGGACCGCGAGGTCGGCGATTACACGCTGCCCTCATCCCTTGATGAGAGCCAGAAGCAGATCGTTGTCACCGAGGCCTTTATGCGCTTCGATATTAATGAGGACGGCATTTCTGAGTTGATCCGCGTCGTGTATACCGGCGAGAGCACCCCCGACGAGATCCTCGATATCACCGAGGTGCCGGCGTTCCCGTTCGTTGCGATGTCGGCCATCCCGATGGCGCACCAGTTCATCGGCATGTCGATCTTCGAGAGACTTCGAAGGTACAAGACGTAAAAACCGCCGTTCTGCGAACAACGCTCGATGGCATGTATCACCAAAATCATAAGCAGCGGGCGGTATTAGAGTCGGCCGTAAACCTTGATGACCTGATCTCTGCCGGCGCCAAGCCCGGCGGAATCATCCGCGTCAAGCAGCCAAATGCAATCCAAGAGCTGGGCGGTAACTTCTTTAGCGGTGAGGCGCTGCAGCTTCTTAACTACGCAGACACCCAAAAAGACCAGCGCGTCGGGGTGAGCCCCAACGGCGCCGGAATGAGCAGCCTCGAATCTAACGACAGTGCCCACGGTGTTGAGAGGATCATGTCTGCCCGCGAGATGCTGGTCCAGATGATGATCCGCTCGTGGCGGAGACCGGACTCAAGCCCGCGTACACGATGGTGCGTGACCTGCTGGTCCGATACCAGACAAGCCCAACGCCGTGGAAGTTTCGCGGCAAGTGGATGAATATTTCGCCCTCCAGCTGGGGTGACCGCTCACGTATCCGAGTCTCTGTAGGCACGGGCGCCACTGAAGACCAGATGAAGCTGGGATCGCTGCAGCAGGTGTTGGGTATCCAGCAGCAGCTGATGGCCGACCCCATGAACCCGCTGGTTGACCACAACAAGGTCTACAGCACCCTTAACGACATGGTGGACTACGCCGACCTAGGCGAGGCCGATAAGTTCTTTTATAACCCGCAGTCGCCCGAGGGGCAGCAGTTCGGGCAGATGAAGCAGCAGCAAGGTCAACAGCAGCAGCAGCAGGCTATGGCCGACCAGCAGACACAGTTGCAGATGCAGCAGATGCAGCTTCAAGCACAGCAGACCGTTGCCAATGCTGAATCCCAAAAAGCACAGGCACAGATGGAAAATGGCCGCATGAAGAACGAGGTAGAGGCGGTCAAGGCTAACTCGCAGCAGACCATCGACACGCTAGAGGCGCAGCTCAAGGCATTGAAGGAGTCGCAGGATCAGGAGATCAAGCGGGCCGAGATGCAGGCCAAGATGGCGCTGGAGCTGACCAAGCTAGAGGTACAGGCCAAGAAAGACCTATCGCAGCAGAACGAGGACAACAAGTCCCCGGTACAGGCTGTGCCCGCGGCTAGTAAGTAGCTACGTCGGTGAGAGTAAATAACTACCGGAGACAGCATGGACGCTGAGTCAGAATTAAAGCGGGCAAAGCTCGCGCAGGCGGAACTCAACCTAACGCAGGAGTTCCTCGACAGCAGGAGACAAGAACTTTTTGAGCAGTTCGTGGGCACGATGCCGACGGAAGACTTGCATGAATTACACACTGAGGCCGTAGCGCTAACCAGATTGGAGATGTATCTCGAATCCTTAGTCAACTCCGGCGTCTTAATCAATGCAAACAAGGAGAATCAATATGTCTGAATCACTTCACCCCGAATCAGCACCATCGACAGCGGGCGGCGAATCAGCCATTGACCAAGTGGCTTCCATATTAGAGGAAGCTGGAGAGACCACAGAGGCATCAGCCGATGTGGATAACACCACAGAATATGAGACCGACTCGCAAGACGGCTATGAGGACGACGGTGACGTTGAAACCGAAGAAGCCTATCAAGACGACGAAGACGATTATGAAGTTGGTGATGAGGGGCTAGCGGCCCTCGCCTCAGAACTAGGCATAGACAGCGACAAGCTTGCTCTTAATGAAGCCGGTGAGATTGTCGTCAATATGAAAGTTTCCGGCGAGAACAAGCAGGTCACTCTTAGCGAAGCGATTTCTGGGTCGCAGTACCGTGCCGCCAACGATCAAAAGGCACAGGCGCTGAGCGAAGAAAGAAAGACCTTCGACACCGAAAGACAGCAAGTTGCAGAGGAGTATGCAGGAAGACTGCAGCAGGTTCAGGCAATGGGGCAGATGCTGGAGCAACAGCTGCTCGCTGAGTATAACAACGTAGACTGGCAGGCATTAAAGGAGACGGACCCGTCCCGATTCTTAATCGCCCAGCAGGAGTTTAATCAGCGACAACAGCAGTTGCATCAGGCCGGGCACGCGCTCGGTGATCAGATGCGCCAGATGCAGGATCAACAGTCACAGCAGGAGAGTGCCGAGCGGGCCCAGATTTTGGCCGCCGAGCGAGTATCCATGGTTGAGTCTGTTCCCGAGTGGCAAGACAAAGAGGTCATGCAGCGAGAGCTGGGATCACTCGTCGAGTATGGACGAACCCTAGGTTTCTCAGACGACGACCTATCTAACGTCATCCACAACCGGGAACTTCAGGTATTGCGTAAAGCTTACTTGTGGGACCAAGGCCAGACTGTTGCCAGCAAGAAAGCCAAGACCCCTCCGAAAATGCAGCGATCTGCAAATGGACGCTTCACATCCAAAAAGGATACGAAGCTTAATCGTTTAGTTGAGCGAGCCAAAAACGCTAAAGGCGGCGAAAAGAGAGACGCCGAGGCGACTGCGGTACTCGCTATTTTAGGAGAGTAATCTCATGGCAGCAGGAAATGTAGATAGCGCGGATCTTAAAGCTATCAAAACAGGCGGATTGATTCACGAATCGGTCCTAGACAAAATCTTCGACGTAAGTCGTATCCCCCTTCCGTACACCGATATGGTCGGAAAGACGACTCACAAGAAATGAGCGGTACGATTGGGTGGTTGATAAATTGGACGCACCTGACCTGACTAACGCCGTCGTTGACGGTAGTGACGCAGGCGCAGCAGCCGATGCCTCTGGTGAGCGTGTGGGCAACCACAGCCAGACGTCTACCCGCGTTATCGCGGTCTCTCATCGAGCCGATGATTCTGATCGTATCGGTGCTGAGAAAGAGTTCGCTTATCAGCTAACTCGCGCGAACCAGCACTTACGTCGCGATATTGAGGGGATCTCCCTTACAGATCAGGCATCTGTGCCAGACGACGGCGCTTCAACCGCAGGCAAGACCGGCGCGTTGGGCTCTTGGATCGCAAGCAACGTGATGACTGCCGACGGCACTCCCGTAGAAGCAGTAGGCTACAACCACTCTACTGGCAAGACAACCACGCCCGCAGCTATTGAAACTGGCGCGGCCCTGTCTTACGGCGCCATCAAGTCCGGCATCCAAGCGGTGTATGAGGAAGGCGGAGACGTATCGGTACTGATGGCTCGCCCGTCTGTTATCGCTGCAATCTCTGAGTTCTGCTACTCGTCTGATGTGCCAATCGCATCACTGACTGCGGATCAAGGTACGTCGCAGGACAAGCAGGCAGCTGTTGGCGCCATTCAGGTTATCGTGACTGACTTCGGAAAAGTGAAGCTTGTCTCTAACCGACTGATGCCCGCTATGACAGACGGCAACGACTGCGTCTATCTGCTGGACCCACAGTACCTGAGCACTTCATACCTGTCAGGTATCCAAGGCTATGATCTTGCGAAAACCGGTCTGAGCAACAAGAAAATGCTTGCCACTGACTGGGGCGTGCGCTGCCACAATGAGCGTTCGCAGGCAATGATCGTTGGTGTTGACTCCAGCGAAGCAGTAGTAGCTTAAAACCACGGCGCCTTCGGGCGCCTTTTATCGTGTTCCTCTGCGTTTGTAATCAAGTAAAGGAATACGATACTGATAGGCACCACCTCATCGGAACAGGGTGTGGTCGGTGCCTTGACCTAATTTATATCCACGCGGACGACAAAGGGATTTGGCGAATGAGTAAGTTTGCATACAGCGACGGCGTCACCGACGTCACGTGGACGCACCAAGCGCACGAGGACAAGTGGTACGTCGATAGAAAGGCGACGCACCACGACACCATTGCCGAGCAGGCACAAAAGACCCGCAACCAAGGCGGGACACAGACGATTTCAGATAGCCGCGTTGTGGCGACTATCCCCGAGGATCTCTTCTACCAAGCACACAACGGGCTCACATACGGCGGCAAGTACAAGGGCTTTATGAGCGCCGACCACGAGAGCCAAGAGAAGCTGCTGACCCAATTCATGGCAGAAGACGAGATCAAGATATTCATGTTGAACGACAACTATCGAGTCTAATAGATGAACTACAGCGAGATAAAGAAGGCCGCGCAGTCCTACACTGACCGCTACGACGAGGAGATGAAGACCTCGATGCCGGCGTTCGTGAGGGTTGTCGAGTCAAAGATCAACACCGCCCTGAAGACCGGCGAGCAGTCGGTGCGCGCCCAGATTTATCTCGAGAACGGGCAGGAGCTTTATGGACTGCCATCCGACTGGGGCGGATTTCGTGACGTTGAGATCGTAAAGAAGGGCAGCGCCAACGTAAACGTCGCCAACGCCCAGTCAGGTTTCGGCGGCAAGACGCTGACCTACGCATCTCCCGAGTACATGAACCAGCTGAAGCGGCGCCAAGACGGGTGGCACCAAGCCTACTACACCGTGATCGCCAACCAGATTCAGGTAGCGCCCCCTGCTGACGGGGATATCTTGGAGGTAGTGTACTTTCAGAACGTGCCCCCACTGGTCGAGGACACCGACAGCAACTGGCTGTCCGAAAAGCACCCAGACGTTTACATATTCGGCATATCTGCCGAGATCAATGCGTTCGCAAAAGACGGCGAAGCCTTCGCTGCCTACGACAACCGATTTAAGGAGTCGCTGAACGACATCGTCGTTGACGACCAGATCACCCGCTGGAGCGGCCCATCGCTGAGAACCGAAGTGGACGGACTAATTGTATGACAAACCAAGAGGCATTTGAGGCAGCACGCGCCGGCGACTGGATCGCAGAGACCTTCAACCGCGTTGGCGATGTGTTCTATGTTGGCGGAAGCTCTGCCGGCTACAGCTCCTTCACCGATTGCCTGAGTGACGGCCAGTCGGTCTTTTACTCGGCGTTTGATAGCGACGACAGTCGCGAGGCAGGGCTTGCCGTATGGGACGCCAGCGCAAAGACGCTGACCCCGGTAGAGATCCACGCAAGCCTTATCGGCGCCGCCTTCATCAAGGGCGACCCCGAGCCGGTCAACTTCCCCAATGGGGGCACGATCACCGGCACATTGAACGCCACGGCATTTAACACCATCTGGAGACACGTATTCGAGAAGGGTAACCCCCACGAGACCGAGGCCAGCCAGATTGATCAGAGCAACGATGAGCTGGGCGATACCATACAGGACGCGCTGAACAGCCTCTCCGGTCAGGTCGGGTCGAACAGTGATTTGAGCCAGCAGAACAAGGACCGGCTCGATCAGGAGATTCAGGACCGCATCACTGCCGATGAAGAGCTCTGGGAGCACGTAAACGAGGTAGAGGACCAGCTTGAAAATCTTGATGTGTCGATCCTCGATGACAAGATCGACAAGGAGGTTCAGGACCGCATCGATGGCGACGCGAACCTTCAGGGCCAGATCGATGACCTAGTCGTTACTGACGGCGGCTTGCAGGACCAGATCGATGGCCTAGTCGCCGCAGACGGCGGTTATCAGAGCCAGATCGATGACCTAGTGGCGGCGGATACTGCCCTAGAGGAGGCAATCGAATCCGGTGACGCGGCGCTACAGGGACAGATCGACAGCATCGTCGCAGAGCTGGGCGAGGGCGGCGCAGGCGCTGGCCTTGTCATCTCTCCCACGGAGCCTCCACTTGAGGACCGGGTCGAGGGGATGCAGTGGCTGGACTCCACCACCGCCATCGTCTGGATTTGGGACGGCGCCAAGTGGCTTGAATTCCCCTCAAATGCGGCTGATGGGGAAGACGGGGCCGATGGCAAGGACGGAGAGGACGGTGATTCATTCTTCACTGACATCAGCTCCGAGACCGGCAACAACACCATCCAGCGTTTTGGTGACGAGGTCTGGGTAACCCAGTTCAATAGCGGCGGAATCTTTGCGGGCACAAAGCTGGGCAATGACATTTTCTGCTCTGGCAAGGTAACGTCTGGCACCGGCACATTTGTCGGTGGGTCAATCGGGCTGCAGTTCAACAGCAACGACGACATCATTCCCGTGGACGACAGCGGCAACGCCAAGGTGGGCGTCGATCTCGGCACGAACAGCACCAAATTCATGAACGGCAGATTCTCGGGCGAGGTTTCTGCCACGAGCCTTACAAGCTCGGGGGATGTCTCCGCGACCTCTGTAAAGCTGGGCGACTGGACCATCTCTGTGTCGCAAGGAAATCTTAAGTTCTCGCACTTGGGCGTGAGCGTCATGACACTAACAAGCGACGGCAACATCAACACCAAGAAGGATGTCACTGCCTACTCGGGCTCTGCGTAATGCCGCTGACAACATCTGGGCCAATCAGTATAAGCGACGTTGCGACTGAGTTCGGCGGCAGTACCCCTCACAGCCTGAGCGAGTACTACGCGGCGGCGGACGGGGTGCCTAGCGGCGGGAGTATCAGCCTTTCTAATTTCTACGGGAAGTCGGCGATACCGCCTCCCCTAATGGAGTATCCGAGCACACCGGCCACCTATAAACACCATGGGCACTCATACCCTAATTATTTGCCCGCGAATCCGGTGGACACCGGGGCAAACTGGAGGATGTACTGCGCCTCTAACGTAACCAGCAACCTGATGTTCAACATCCTGTCGGGAGATATTTTTCGGAGCTGGTCTGAGGAAAAGCTGAGTGAGTTTACCGTCGAGGTCGAGTACAGCTTTTCGGTGCGCGCGCAGGCCGATAGAAACAGCACATTCAGCATCAACTTACCGCGAGCGACCACATATCCGGACCAACCTTACTCTGGAATAATGCCGTGGCCCGCTTACGCTACGGGAGCCGACCCGGGGCAGACCGCGGCCCAATTGATTACGTGGCAAAACGGCGAGATAAAGCGGATAAATGAGCAGGGGGTCATGGAGCGCGTGGGCACCTATAGCAGCGGTGACTACTCAACCCCGAGGACCATCTCCGGCAAGACCTACGTCACCCTGCCAACCTACGACCAATACGATTACCAGTTCGGCTGTGGCGGAAGATTGAACAGCTTCAGCGGCTACCAGTACGGGATGGACGCGACGATGCTTTCAATGAAGGTCAGCCTCACAACTGACGCCAGAGCTGTTGAGGTGGGCAGGACCGTCATGCGGCGGGAGATGCTCCGGGTTGAGGCTGAAGAGGCCGCAGAAAAGCTGGCACTTGCCGCCACAGAGAATGCCGAGGACAAGGAATAATATGAGCGAGAGAGCGATAGCAGACCCCGGCGCTTTGGGCTGGGTAGAGACATCACCCGGATTCTGGGAGTTCTCCAGCGGGAGCGGTGGCGGCGGCGGCGGTGCTGGTGCTGGCATGGTTATCTCAGAGACAGAGCCTACAGACAAGGCGGAGGGGATGCAGTGGCTGAACCCCACCACTGGCCTTGTCCTTTTTTGGGATGATGAGAAGTGGCTACAGATGCCCGGAGGCGCTAATGGCGCGGACGGTAAGGATGGCGTCGATGGCAAAGATGCTGTCTGGTCTGAGGACGCTAACGGCGCTAATTACACAGGCACAGTAACGGTCACTGGTGACTTGGTGGCCTCTAAGGCTGATGCCGGTGCTAATGCTGTAGCTGTTGGTGTCATGTCAGGAAACTTAACCCAAGGCGCTAGCTCCACGGCTGTTGGTGTTATGGCTGGCAGAGACAACCAAGGCGTCAGCGCGGTGGCTGTCGGTAACGCGGCAGGAGTTTCCAATCAAAGCGATTACGCTGTTGCTATTGGTGTTAATTCGGCTGGGACAGACCAAGGCGAAAATGCTGTAGCTGTTGGACATGCGGCAGGCTATACCAACCAAGGCGAATACGCTGTCAGCGTTGGTTACAACGCAGGTCAGACAACTCAGGGTACTGGTGCTATCGCCATTGGCGGTTCGGCTGGATGGACAGGTCAGGGCGCTAGTTCTATAGCCATCGGCCCTAGTGCCGGAGAGACCAACCAAGGCGCAGACGCAATCGCCATCGGTCGTTCCGCAGGCACAGACGACCAAGCCGCTAACGGCATCATCATTAACGCGTCTGGAGCGCCGATAATCTCTCATACGCAAACATATCGATTGAGGTCTCCCGGAGCTTACTTAAACTACAACGGCTCTAACGAATGGCGCTTTTTCAGGCGGCAACGTAAAGGCGGCGGTCAACGGCTTCCGTACAGAATGGCGCTCCCGTCATTGATGCCAAGGGACTTATCAGCACCCTATCTACCCTACGCAACGCAACCAAGGACGAGACAACTCTAGAAGGTATGAGGGACGCATTGGCTGATGCCATTGGTGGACTCATAGAGGGCTTTGAGCATGAGATTGCCACACAGGAGATTTCAGAATGAGCGAGCGAGTTATCTCAGACCCCACAGTAGCAGGCTGGGAGCTTAACCCAGACACTGGTTACTGGATGTGGGCCGCTGGATCAGATGGTAGTGGCGGCTCCATACAGGACGGAGACACAGAGGGCCAGATCACCACATGGGATGGTGATGAGTGGACGCCAGAGGGCGCTGTGGTTGTCTCTGGTGGCAATGTGGCTATCGGCACAGACACCCCGCTCTACACAAGTGCAGACAGGACGGCGCTAACGGTCAATGGCACATCATCTGCCAACCTTGTTTTTGGTCATAGTGACGTAGCAAAGCATTATCTGCTCAGTGACGCCTCCGGCTTGACGGTTGGTACTGAGGGCAATGCAAACGTAGTCATCGACGCTGATGGCGCTGTAACTCTGTCGCACCCTGCTCAATTTAAAAGGAAGAAGGGCCTCTGGTAATTTACCTTTAACGCTGATTGGTTATGAGGAGGGGACTGACAACGTCGAATTAATAGCAAGCGCAGGGTGGGCTATTAAGGACGGTGCTAAAGATACCCTTTTCTCTATAGACGCCGACACTGGAAGCGTCAACATCACAGGCAGGCTGTTCATCAACGGTGAAGAGGTTACTGCTGGCGGTGGTGCAAGCCTCTGGACTGACAATGGTGATGGCACGATTAGCTCAGCCAAGACAGCCAAAGCACCGGACTTTGTGACAACATGATTAACAAGGGAAACGTCAGCTTGAGACAGGCCCGTGAGGATTGCGGCATTAGCGGCAGTGGCGGCATGAGGAATGTCACGGAGTTTGTTGACCGGCACGGAAGCTCTGGGTACAGCCTCAAGCAGCTCGGCGGTCATGTTCTCTGCTTCTCAAGCAAGGTGGTGACGGGGAGCTTCCCTAGAAACGTTGATCCCGCGGGTTCATGTAGAAAAAACTACGCCGAGGCAAACGTCTACAGCCCTACTAACAGTCACAATGTCGTACTGGAAAATCCCGGCCCACCCAGTGCTCAGTCTTCGACTGGTAGGGCAGAATATATATCTATGGGTGGGTGGTCATACATGGGGACAATCCCACCCGGAAGCAAGACATATAAATATAGCTTTGGGTTTCGCGGAACATCAACAGGCACCGCCATGAATATGGAGCTAATTGGCTGGCCCGATGGCTTCTTTGCCGGCACCCCGACCTATTACCAAACCGCCCGAACCACCCATGAGCAAAGCCCGAGATGGGTGGATATTGATCTGGATGGCTCGGCAACGCCATATATAACACTAACCCTTACCGCCCTTGGCAATAACTACTTGGGGAAAATGAACGTACTTGGAGCGGCGATAAAGCTATGAGGTATTCGATTGTTAGCTTCAGCGGGAACGTACTCCCGTCTGTATGGGATGCAAAGTCAGACAACGAGGAGGGCGCCCTTCAGGAGGCGCTGGCGATGTACTCGTCAAGGGTTTCAGTTGTTCCCGGCCTTCTGATTGATTGGCAGGAGGGCAACGTAAAGCGAATCGTGCTTAATTTATTCGATCAGGAGGCGGCTACCTTGGATAACGCCAAAGAGCTGTTTGGTATTGCCACGACTGCCGGGCACTTTGAGAAGATAGCGCAGGCCATGGAAGCAGAGGAGCAAGAAGGTTGAGCATCAGCCAAACACCTCCGGTATCGCTACACGCGGTACGCAACAACTTTGAGAAGTCCGGGGGCATTGGCTCCGGGGACAGGTATGTCCGCGACTTCAATCAACTGGATGAGGGAGAGCAATGGGATCTACTCAGTTACGCCGGTCAGGCTTTCGGACTCCAGTATAAGATATTCAACGACGGCTACGGCGGCGGGCTTTCCGGTGGAAACCTACCCCTTGACGAGATTGACAGGCGCGCCGATGGTCTGCTGGAGAGCGTTGGATTCGTCAGCCCTAGCTGGGGGTCATACGCGCGGTTAGGCGTGGACGATAAGGGGAAGTACGCCGAGCTTCAGGCAATGCAATACAAAATGGAGTCCCCCGGGGCAATGGCGATGAACGGCATCTTCTTCGCCAGCGAGGCAGGCCCAGATGTCCGGTACAGGCTCCGCGCCACGGTAGAGACGGCAAGCAATTTCTCATCAATTGGAGAGGCCGGGATCTTTGTATTCGGCTACCGATACGGATACCTAGACGGCGACAGGCGCAACTATTCGCTGTGGGGCTACGGTGAGCGCCCCGGCCCCAGCAAGACACTGAGCGTCGATGAGACCTTTGTTGTGGAGGAGACACACCGCCACATCGTCGTGAACCTGTCCTCTTATCTGGGCGGCGCTTATAACCAAACTAATCGCGCCAACTTCAAGGTTCGAGACCTAACGATAGAGAGAGCTTAGCTATGAGGAAATTCGCAGTCCTGTTCAAGGAGCCACTCCAGCTGCCACGCGTTCGCAAGTTCGACGCACGCAGCCTGAAGGACGCCCTGAAGGCCGCAGGCACAAAGGTCTCAGAGCACGAGATGCCGCTGTACATTGTTGATTTTCGCAACGAGCGTTGCGAGATGATCAGCAGGGGCGACTCGGGCAAGGTCCGCATCATCGAGGACGGTGACTACGGCGAGCTGACCAACTTCGAGCGGAGAGAGTACTAATGATCGGGCAGACCGTTATAGGCGGGATGATCTTCTCCCTAGCGGGCAGCAGGCCACACGTAGAGCGTGGCTGGATCAAGAGGTGCGCCCCCAAGACAGATTGGAACGTGCAAACACGCAATGATGTCGCAACCAGAGAGTGTGGCTTCCGAGGCATAAGCGACATGGAGAGAAAGAATGGGAACTGAAAACGCAGACTATATCGAGGGGCTGAACGCCAGCTGGCCCACCAAGGAAGACGCGATCTCTGACGGCGACAACCATATCCGTCTGATCAAGAAGGTGCTACAGCAGACCTTCCCAGACGCAGACCAGCCGCAGGCAAATATCGTCGATCCAGAGCTATCTGAGGGCAGTGTCGTCCACAACGTGGGCGGCAAGTGGACAGAGACCACAAAGATGACCGTAGACGGCTCTGGGAACGTCGTGGCGGAAGGTGACATCACCGCCAAGGGGAACGTACTTAGCCTCTCAGACGACCGCCTGAAGGACGTACAGCGCCCCGTGATGGACGCCTTGGATAAGGTCAAGATGCTCGACTGCTTCCACTATCTGCCCAACGCCAAGGGTGTCAACCACGGCATGAAGAACGAGCCGCAGGTGGGCGTATCCGCGCAGCAGGTCAAGGCCGTGATGCCAGAGTGCGTATCCACCGAGGGCGACTACCTGCGCGTCGATTACCCCAAGCTGACGGTCCTGTTGTTGGCCGCCGTGAAGGAACTTGCGAATGCTCGCTAATGTCCGAGACATAGGCAGCGTCGGTGTTGTATCTGACGTAGCCGCATGGGACTTACCGCCCAACGCCCTCACCGATGGGCGTAACTTTCGCGTGGTCGCCGGAAAGGTTGCCGCGTCGGGTGGGTCGAAGCTGCTAAGCACAGACGGATCTGCCGCCGGCGAGATAGGCCACATCGAGCAGTCCACCGACTTCGAGGGGACCAGCGCGTGGCTTGTGTGCCACGACAGCGGCATCGACAGCTACGAGGACAACGCATTCACCAACCTGTACGACTCCGGCTCGGTTGCCCCTTCTGGGTGGACTAGCTGCCAGATCGGTCAGGTGACCTTCTTCAACAACCCTGCAATCGGCCCAATCTACTTTACAGACTGGGCCGGAACCGACCCCGTGACCGAGCTTAACTGGTCGCCCGCAGAGACATGGAGCGAGGCGGGAATGTCCTGCCGAATCCTCCAGTCGCACAAGAACTTCCTGTTCGCTATGGGATGCACCGAGCCAGACCCCGACACTGGAGTCCTGACCTACTACGAGGACCGTGTCCGCTGGAGCCACCCCTGTGAGCCCAACGGCATACCCTATACGTGGCAGGGCCCGGACGAAGATCCGTCGAGCCTCGCCGGTTACGTGACGCTTGGCCGTGGTGGCGCGATTGTCGGTGCAGAGAGCCTGCGAGACAGCTTCGTGATCTACAGCCGAAGCGCCTTGTCAGTTTTGGACTATACAGGGGATGCACTCGTTTGGCGCAGGCGCACCCTTAGCCAGAACGCTGGGCTTATTGGGCGTAACGCGCTGGTGGAGGTGAAGGGTAAGCACTACTACATCTCTACGGAGGACATCATCGTCTTCGACGGGAACCAAGCGCAGTCACTTCTGCACAACCGTCTCCGCAAGCGATTCGCCAGCACCCTGAACGAGGACGCTCGAAGCACTGCCTTTGCCACGCACCACAAGACCATGCAGGAGATATGGTTCTGTGTCGCAGAGGCCGGTTACGACAAGCCCAACATGGCATACGTGTACAACTACCTCGATAACACTTGGTCGCTGCGTGACCTGTCAACCGAGAGGGTCTTCGCCCACGCGCTCTACGGTAACCAGCCGACTGACGTCCTCTCTTGGGAGCAGTGGGAAGGCGTATGGGAGGGCGAGCGTACCACATGGGCATCCGCCAACAGGCAGCCATTCGACGGCGCACTGATCGGCGCCTCTGGTAACAACGTCTACAACATCGACACACAGAACCCAGAGGAGGAGGGCCTGACCACGTTCATCGAGCGCGAGTCCATGCCCATCGTCGGCCACGAGGACACCACCACCATCACGCGAGTTTACCCACAGGTGGAGGGCAACACTGCCGTCACCATATCCTTGGGCTCGCAGCAGTACGCCGGAGGTGGCTCCACTTGGAAGAAGTCCGTGGACTTCGACCCGCAGACTGACCGCAAGATTGATATCAGGACTACAGGTGAGCTTCACTCGTACCGGATGGAGGGGCCAGCAAACGGCAACTTCAATATCACCGGCTTCGATGTCGAGTTTCAGCCGGCGGGTGGCCGATGACATATAGAGCGGAGCCCGTACCGGATACTGTAGACGAGCAGCTGGCGGAGTTCTTGGATCGCCAGTTCTTTGGAATTGATTCACACCTGTCGCGCTTCATCGCGCCAGTGATCGGCCAGATGCCTCTGCGCCGAGAGATAGGTGCCATAGTTTATGTCCGTGAGAAGGGATTCTACGGATGCGTCGAGGATCAAGGAGAGATCGTATGGAAGAAGCTAAACCTGACGTAGTACAGCCGCAATTAGCCAACATCCGTGAGGAGTGGCACTGGGTCAAGCCGGGGATCAAGGAGATCCTGCACCTAGACCCCAACCTGACATTCAGGCCAGAGGACGTATACGCAAGCTGCGTCAACGGCGAGAGCCAACTCTGGGTTCACCCCGACTTCTTTAACGTCGCGACCATCGAGGTCGATCAGTTCACGGGCAGCAGGACTTTCCTTCTGTGGCTGTCGTGGGCAAAGGAGCGGGGCGGTGCAAACGCAGTGACGTTTGCCAGATTCTACGAGGACGTAGCTCGGCAGTTTAACTGCCAACGAATTGAGACACGCTCGGCCCAGATGCCTGCTGTGCAGTACGCAGTAGACAAGGTGGGCTGGGAGATTAGAGAAATCATTTTTGGAAAAGACCTAGAGGGTTAAACAATGGGCGGGAAAAGTAAGCAAACCTCCAACAGCTCGCAGAGCAGTCAGGGGGTCAGCTCCGGCGTCAACATGAACTATGGGATGAACCAGTCTGGTCAGGCGGCGTCATCTCAGGGCACATCGACTAACAGCAGCAGCCAAGGCGTATGGGATGGGCAGCAGGACGCCCTTGCCAACGTCTATGACTCCGCCGGCAACCAGTACGGTCAGGCCATCGACCAGATCAACGGTATGCAGCCGCAGGTGCAGGGTCAGGTATCCGGCGCCCTCGATCAGGCTCAGGGCGGCTACGGCAACCAGCTCGGCGGCGGTTTTGCGTCTGGCTTGCAGGGTCAGGTTGGGCCTAACGCCTACACCGACGCACTGGCCGGCGACATGATGAGTGACGCGGCAAAGATCAAACAGCAGAACCTCGGCGGTCTCGACGCGAGAGCAGCCGCAGCAGGGATGTCAGGATCATCTGGTTACCACAACAGCGTAAACCAGATGGCTGACAACGTAGACCAGAATACTATGCAGGGCCTGAACCAGCTGCGCTTCAACTCGCAGAATCAGGGCGTCCAAAACCAGATGAACCTAGCCGGGATGCAAGACCGAAACCAGCAGGCGGGTCTGGGCAACATGCAGAACATGCAGCAGGGCGCCATGAACCAGTTCAATCCAGCAATGGCCGGCCTGAACGCCACCGGGCAGTACGGGCAGATCATTGGCGGGCCCACGGTGCTCGGGTCGTCCTCGGGCAGCAGCCAGAACTCAAGCAACTCAAACGGCTTCAGCAATGGTATGCAGGCCGGCATGGGTATGCAGGGGTCCACGAACACCAGTTCTGGGACATCAACAGGATCAGGCAGCAGCTGGAACGTACAACCACCCAGCTTTAGCTTCACGGGATAAGGAGATAAATCAAATGTTGAACTTGGGTGGAAAAGACAAGGGCAGTTCAAGCAGCACATCTGGCTCGAAGATGATGAAGGAGGCTGGCAAGGCCCAGCAGAACCTTCAGGGGGCGCTGCTACAGACGGCGTTCCCCGCGTTCGGCGAGATGCTGAAGGGCGGAATGGAGGCCATGAACAGCAACCCAGCTATGAAGCTGTTTGGCTCTGCAATGGGCCTGCCGATCCAGATGGAGACGCCGGAGTTCATGCAGGGCTTCATCGACAAGTACAGGCCACAGCCTGAGCAGCCGCAGCAGCCGGCGCAGCAGTTCAACATCAACGACTACATGCGTCAGCAGATGAACCCGAATCAGAACATGAACCCCTACGGCGTTAACCCGAACATGAACTATGGCGGGCAGTACGGACAGGGCAACCAAGGGCAATACTAATGAGCTTATTCCAAGAAGAGCTGGAGCGACTTCGGGCCGAGACCTCAGAGGCTGGGGTTAGTCCCGAGATGGTGGCGGAGGCAGGGCTATCAGAGTCACTGCTGCCCGTGCCCCTGAGCCCCATCGAGAAGATGATGGAGCGAGACGGCAAGGGCAAGACATTCGGCAAGATGCTTCTGGGAGGCATGACCGGCCTGACGCCGTTCCTGATGCCCGAGTTGATCGGCGGAAGGGCTCGATACAAGGCCGAGCTGGACGAGCAAATCGACCTCATGGTCGAGGAGGCAGAGGCCGCCATCTATGCAGAGGAGCGTGCCGCTAGACCTCCCAGACCTATGGACCAGCGAGTCGGGTCGGCTGACGAGCGAGAGCAGTTCGACAGGATCAGGCCGGGGCTAGTAGACGACTTCGTCGGAGAGAGCGTGGGCCGATCCTTTGATGCCGGCGTCATGGGCATGGGCGAGCAGATCCGCAGCTTCCAGCGCGGCATCAGTAACCTCAACCCGTGGCAGACCGATGAGGAAGGGATAGAGCTTGACCGTCAGGCGGCGGCCGCAGAGCAGTTCGCAGAGGACAGCTATGGCACGAGCAACCCATTCGCTACCGGCGTGGGTGAGTTTGGTGCAGCGGCCCCGACCTTGGCGGCCCCCGGCCGCATACCTGCTCAGATGTTATGGGCAGGCATTGAGGCTGGCATCGACCACAGCTCCAACGATAACGCGCTTGCTGACGCGGGCGTGGCAGCGACCACGGCAGGAATATTCGGCAAGGCGTTTGACCTTGTCGGGCGTGTGTTCTCCAACGGTGGCGGGGCGGCAATAGACGCCGTCACAGGCAGGGCGGCACCTAGGGTCTCAGGACAGAGCGCAGAGGAGACGCAGCGCCTTCTTCAGGTTGCAGAGAGGGAGGGCATGAACCTCACCCCGGCGCAGCGATCACGGCAGCGCAGGCAGGCACAGGACGAGGCACGTATGTCGTCGCAGCCGTCTGGTCAGAAGCTGCACGATATATGGGAGGAGCAGCGTGCCCATCTGAACAAGATGGTCGCAGATCGCTTCGGGATCGATAACGTGGACAACTTCACCCCCGAGGTGCGGCGCCAGATAGACGAGGTCATCACCAAGGCTTACAAGGATGCCGAGAAGGGTTTGACGCGCACTGTGGGCGACGATAGGTTCCTGACCAACGTGGCGGAGCTGGCCGTGGACGCTGGCCTTACAAAGGCACAGAAGAAGCAGCTGGACGACTACGCCATGAGGGTGGCCGAGGGAATGGACGGCGACAAGCTGGTCAACCTACGCAAGAAGCTGGTGAAGCAGCGCAGCAACAACCAAGGCACGAACGGCGACTACTCCGACGCTCTGGACGGCCTTATTAACGAGATCGACGACCTCATCGAGAGGACCGCCCCCACCGGAGTGGCCGCTAGGTTCGCAGACGCTCGCGACATGGCTCGCGTTCGTATGGCGCTGGAGAAGGGCGCCGCAATAGGCAACGACGGGAACCTGAACGGCAGGAGCCTTAACACGGCTCTGGGCAACATCTTTCAGGGCGAGTACAAGCGCGGTCGCGGCCACAGTCGGCCCGAGACGCAGCGTGTGTTTGATGCAGCCAGCCTGTCTAACTTCCTTAGCGACGGCATACCCAACTCAGGAACCGCGACCAGAGAGTACAGGGGTATCACTGACCGCATCATCGACAAGCATTGGGGTGAGCCAGCAGTGGACTTCTATCTGAACAACCCGCGCCTGTACGGGAGCCTGTTCGACACCGTCAGGCATTCTTTCGACGAGTTCGACCCACGGTACGACAAGCGGGTGGGCGAGCAGCAGAGGCTGCAGGATCTGATCGTCGAGAAGATTTACGCGCCACGGCCAGATGTTCCCCAGCTGAAGCTTTCAGACCTTGAGGGCCGCGACTTCATCACCTCGATGTCAGACCGGACAGACGCCGGGGGTCGCATTGTCAGCATCAACGGAGTGGACCTTGCCAGTGAGCAGCCGCTACTGGGTGGTCAGGACTTCATGTTCTGGAATCCGGGCAAGGTGTGGGCCTCACAGCAGTCTGCCGTGACCAAGAATATGGCCGCAGCCAACGGTGACAACGTGATTTTTATACCTTGGCGTATGGCGCCGCAGGGCAGCGACTTCTCCAGCATGACGGGCGGCACGATGATCCGCTACGCGCAGTCCAACATGGACAAGGCAACGAGGAAGCAATTCGACGCCGTCATCAGGGGGATTGACGACAGCTGGGCTGGGCTCGATAGCGACGACGCCGTGGCATCCTTCCAAGCGATGTCCGACAAGAAGCGTAAGGCAATCAAGAGCGCGATGGATGTGCAGTTCAGAAACCGTGGCGGCCTAAATATAGGTGAGGCTCGGCTGTCCATTGCAGACCCGCGCCAGCTTAATTCGCGTCAGGGCGGGATAATGAACGTGGGCGAGCTACACGGCAGCAAGCCCGTCATTGTTGATGACCTGCATCCAGACTACTCGCACAATATGCCCGGGGAGGGTCTAGGAACGCTTGAAGATCAGCCCATGACTATCTTCGACCTAATCCCAGACGCACGCATAGGCGAAGATCAGAGGCGGGTAGGGGACGCGGTAGACGCACTGAACCCTGCCGACCCAGACATACGTGCAATGCAGATGGGCCCGAAGCGGGGAACCATCACGCCAGAGATATTGAAGAAGCTGCAGGATCGCGGCGTGGACGTCGGCAACATCGACCCGTCCCTGCTGGCACTGTTGGGGCTCGGCACATCGAGCCTGTTCGCAGCGCCGCTGCTAGTCGAAGAGTTAATGGAGGAGTAGATGTCGGTACTTAAGGGTCTGCTCTCCGTTGCGGAGGAGCTGGCAAAGAATAGCGGCAAGACGCAGGTGGCTACCACTGGCGGCACCTACAAGAAGGCCGGAGAGATACTCCAGCGAGAGGGTGTTACTGGCGACGTACTCGACTACGGGGCGGGTCTCGGTCACGGCACCCAGCACCTAGGCCCTAGGGCCGTGTCATACGAGCCCAACCCATCTGCTGGTTATTCGCCTGACTTCACCGAGTCGCCCGGCATGATGTTTGACGGCATCGCCAACCTGAACGTGCTGAACGTCGTGCCCGAGCCGCTGAGATCAAAGATTGCTCTGGACATACTTAGCAAGCTGAACCCGGACGGTGTGGCAGCGATCGGTGCCAGATCATACGGCGACGTCATGACGGCGAAGAAACCCAGCCTGCTGGATGACGGAGGGATCGTGACAAGTCGGGGCACATACCAGTACGGGTTTGGTGGGAAGAACGAGAGCCTTATCGACTACATGTTGCGTCAGGCTGAAGAGATAAAGGACAGGGAGTTTGAGATAACGCCCGAGAAGCTGGCAGCGACCGGCGCACTGATAAGAAGGAGAAACTAGTGCCGTTACCACCAAAGGGATTACTGGGACCAGTCGCCGCCGGGATTGGCGGACTGTTTGCATCGGACGATGCAGAGGCCGCCCCCGTACGACCCGTTGTGCACGCCCTTGGCGAGCTGGTAAACCTCTTCAACAAGAGGACAGCCGCAGGAGAGGGCAAGAAAAATGCCTTGTCCGTTCCACAGAGCCTAATTCACGACCCCAAATTTAGCACCTACGACGCGCTGGGAAAGTACGCCAAGGGGGCCGACGTTGATGGCACCACTGCCGGCCCGTACTGGAAGGAGGGGGTTCAGTCAATCTACGATCAGATAGTGGAACACGGCGGGCTCTCTAATGAGTCTCTGCGCCAGCTGGAAGAGTGGCGCAAGGTCCACCTAGGCAGGCCGCTTGGCTACGTGGAGGAGGTGAAGACAACTAGGGCACCCGTAAAGCCGCCTGAGCCTAATAACGCCTTCGGCGGTCTAAAGGAAATGATGGCCGCTAGTGCGGCCGGAGCTGCTGGATCAACCAAGGCCGGCGAGATGACCAGCCCAGAGACCCGAGGATTCCAGCCTTGGTCTGACTTCGAGCCAGAGCCCAGCTACTGGGACCGGGTGACAGATCCGTCCACGTACAAGGATGCTGTGATGCCGTGGCTGGATTTTTTCGGAAACAACTACTCGAGCGCGGATGACTCATACAATAAGGTTGGCAGCTACACCAACGGGATAGGAAGAGGCATCTACGGACTGGCAACTGGTGAGTCTTTTGGTGATGCATGGGATAATGGAGTCCGAGTCTCCGGGAACTCTCCAGAGCATAACGCAGAGCTTGCTGAGCAGTGGGCTGCGGGCAGGGGATGGCACAAGGACGACTCCGCCGCGCTTGGTTTTGCAACCGAATACCTAGCCAATCCGCTGGCGATTATGGGGATGGGTGTCTGGAAGGATGGGATATCAACCCCTGCTAAAGCAGCGGCCGAGTCTGTAAGAGGACTCCTCAAGTAAATGACTACGTCACTGATAGCAAAGGCAGGAGGTAAGGCACTCTAATGGTAGCCAAGATAGCAGCAGATCAGATAATAAAGAAGTGGCTGGCGCCCGCCCTTGCAGGCGGCGCTGCGGCTACGCAGTCGGAAGATGCCGATGCGGTATTCGCTTCTCTGGGGGCTAAGGGCGCCAACATCTTAGGAGCGAAGGCAGCGCACGGGGTGTTCAAGCAGCACATGGACGAAACTCCCAGCATCTTTACCAACTTCGATGACCTGATAGAGAGCGGGCGCCACCAAGCAGCCGCGTCCAGAGAGGCCGGAAACAGCAGGCAGCCTTGGTTCATTGGCGCTGACAATAAGCCACGCTACGAGATCAACGACTCCAACGCATCGCTGAACAGCTTGTACGACAAGCGATATTCCAAGACCCTATCCGAGAGGCTTCAGAACGACTACTACGGCGAGGGCAAGGACCATGTCGGCACCTCGATGATTGACATGGTCAGACACAACCCGATGTACAGGGCATACCCTGATATGGCCGATATGTCCGTTTACCTCTGGAGGCCCAACAGCTGGCTTCTCGGCGACTCTCCAGCTGCGTACACTCGGCCAAGGGACGGTCACCCGATGGGCGAGATGCACCTGAACACCGGCTACATGGCGGAGACCGGCAGGGGCGAGAGCTTGCGGAGCCTGCTGCACGAGTCGCAGCACGCCATTCAGGACAGGGAGGGCCTTGCTAGAGGGGCGAGCGAGGCAACTTCGATTGATGACATCCAGTCATACATCAGGAACCCACAGAAGCACAGCGCCATGAGCCTGCTGCCCACTGGCGACGACCCGTGGAAGGTCTACGAGGATATCGTTGAGAACAAGATGACACAGCTGGGCAGGATTCTTGACGCCAGCAGGAGCAGTCATAGCCTGCCTGACGATGACCCAATGAAGGAGGCCCACAGGTACGCCACAGACCGTCTGGGCTACATGAGCAGCGCCGGTGAGGCGGAGGCTAGGGCGGTCGAGGCCCGCCTAAGAATGCTTGCAGGAGACCGTATGTCGCCAAATATGCATCCATATAACGACATGAGGATGCCGAAGGCGGAGGCAGAGTTCTACTTCGGTGAGGGCAAGCAGGGACCGACGCTGTTTGAGATGATCGAGATGATGACCAGAGAGGCCCAGTAGTGAGTGCAGCATCGCTAGTTAAAATCATACTAAATGCTAGAGGCGACGACATTGCCGGGGCTGCAGAAGACCTAGTGCGCGTCGGTGGCTTCCCCGAGTCTGTGGCGAAGCGTATTGCCACGGGCGAGCTGCCTATGGACGAGGCCAGCAGGGTGGCTAGGCGTGACGCTCGCTATGCTGACGAGGGTCTGGTTCACGTCAATCGCGGAGGCATAAAGGGCGAGGGCTTTGACAACTCAAGGCTACCCACTGACGACCCTGATACTCCATTCAACGCTCACTGGTTTACCACTGACCCGCATCCCGCCACAGCGTATAGAAAGCAGAACATCGACGACCCATTGACCTATACGCCCGCTGTACTTGAGAAGGGACGCAGGGGCGACTGGCGCGACGTTGTGAACTATGGCGAGTCGATGGGCGATGATCTCGGTTACGGTACGCAGTTCAGGGAGGGATTGCTCGACACCGGGGTCAGCGACATCGTGGTGCGCGGTGGTGACAAGATAGATCAATCGACCATAGACGCACTGCCTGTTGGCGGCAGGCTGAAGGTTGACCCAGATAACAAGTACGGCGACAGGCGAAATTCGCTGGTCAAGAATGACGATGGGTCGCTGGGGTTCTACGAGGGCTCTGAGCACATACTCGACTACGACGACCTAGCTGACTACCAGCGCTTTAATCCAGAGATCAAAGACGTTGCTGTATTAGACAACACGATCATCCGCTCCCCCAACGCCGCATTCGATCCGCAGTACAAGGGCAGCAACATCATGGGCGGTGCCGCAGGCACTGCTGGCCTTGCTGGCCTGTTGTCCGCCGGGCAGTCAGAGGAGTCTGATGCATCGGTTGCCAGTCTGGCAAGGATGGGTCTCAGGCTAGTCGATGGCAGGAGCCCCGCTGCTACCCAGTCCGATCATCTCTTCAACATAGTCGATGATCAAGGCAGCACGATTGGCGGCGCGGAGTTTTACGTAACACCAGACGGCGACCTTAGTGCATACGGGATGCGTATGAACACGGATCACCGTGGCAACGGGATAATGAACGAGGCGTATGACGCGGTAGAGGAGGTAACTGGAAGGAAGATTGAGCCCAGTGATGTCCTTACGGGTGACGGACTCAAGTTCTGGATCAGAAGAGACCCGTACAAGATTCGGGAAATGTATGATGACGGTCTGCTCGATGACTACGATAGAGAGGTGTTCGACTCCCTGTTTGCAGAGGCTTTAAGGGCTAAGAAGTAGCCCTGCTCCTACACTTGCTCCAACGAAAGGGTGAGCTACTCGTGAGATGCACATCCTTGTGCGTCGTATAATAAAGCATACCAACACCTTGGACGGGAAAGCTATATATACGCTCACTTTCGCTCAAAACTGCTCCAATTTTTTAAATTGTTGACCTAGTTTCTATGCGGTCGGGTAGCCGCTGAGTAGCTGCAGCTCGTCGAAGTCAATTACAGACACGCGACAGCTCCAGCAGGTTGAACACCAGCACCGTGGTCACCACAACGGCGATGAAGTAAATTCCGTAAGTGTTGGTGCGTCGATACAGGCGCTTGGGTTGTTGCTTCTTGCTCATTAATTCTCCATGAAAAATATGCTGAACCCATCGTCATATCCGCAGATGCGGTTGATGATGTGCCCAGACTTAGTTAGTTTTTGACCGCTACCGGAGTAGCTCCGGCAGTTGTGCTTCCCTCTTGCCTGCGAACTCCAAGCCTGACCCGGAGTCCTGACCCTGATGCCGCCCTTGTACTCGTGGGCATAGGGTGGGTCGGTGCCCTCATAGAGAGCACACTCGTCGTTGATGCAGACTTGGTACTGCCCCGGAACGCCGCCCTCTAGGAGGACGACGATCAGGGCAATCTCTGCCGGTGTCACTAGAACGGCAGGTCTTCTTTGACGTTCATAGCGGGAGCCGCCTGAGCGACTGGCTGCTGCTGACGATCCTCATCGAGGTCGTACAGGTTTAGCCACCCACTGAACTCAGGGCCGACCGGCATTGCGTCAACCTTGATCGACACGCTCTTGTCGTCACGGATGAACGCCTTGCCTACTGTTACGTAGCGGTTCTTCTCCTGACCATTTGCGTCGGTGTACTTACCAACGGTCGCAACTACTTTTTTAAATTGCTTCATGCGGCACTCCTTGCCTGTTTAACAAATTGTTGTTCGGCCTCACTGAGACGGCCCCATACTGCTTTTCTCTCATAGGAGGAGAGCTCCCCAATCGTCTCCTGTAACAGCGAGACATCTTGCGCCGACGTTGCATCGGTAATAGACGCAGCCACCTCGTCGAGGAAGCTGTTAGCGATACCAAGCTGAGCACGCCACTCTGACTTGAACGCAGTCTTACGGCCGGGGGGTGCGTCGTTGAAGACGTCAACCTGCTCCTGCTCGGATAGCTTGGTGTGGACGAACTCGTGAAAGCCCATCGAATCCTGTGCGGTTATCAACTGCTCCGCCTTCTCGTATGTAGTTGTATCGACAACGTGCTTCAGGTCGCCGAGGTACAGACCTATACCAACCCCGTGCATGGCGATTGCCTTCACCAGACAACGCATCTGCGCGTCGCTGACGTCTCTGGCGTTTGGCTCTTTTAGGGCCTGATTTTTTAACCCCATGACCGGCAACTGCATCTCGTGAGTGATGTCTCTCACGGTGACCCCTGCCTTGACCATGATGCTCCCATCTGGGAACGTGACGGGCTCGCCAAAATAAAACGTGCTGTCACAATACTCCTCGACCAGCGCGTTCCAAGCGAAGGCCCAACTCAAATAATCCAGATTGCCCTTGCGCTCGATGCCGTTGCTGACATCCTTCCTTGATAACGCTATGTAACGATTAACTTTATCCATCTATCCTCCTTTCACTTCAGTTTTAATCATGCGCTCTAGGAACCAGCGCGCCTTTCGTAACGACTCAACACCTCCTTTGTATTTCCATCTCCATAAATACTTCACTACCGACGCTTGGTAGTAGGCAAGCGATAGCTCGTGCCCTAACATCGCGTCGATTGCGTCGATGCACTCGATGTCGCCGCCGTGCGTGTAGTGGCTCGGGCTGTTCACTGGGTCCGAGTTAGGCCCCCAGTTGAACTCACCCTCCGGCACCCCCGGCAGCGGCTTGACCAGCGTGCACTCGGCATCCTTTAGGTCAAAGTTGCGGTTGTCGTGGTAGCGGTCCGCCTTGATGTCGTCCCACTCCTCCGGCGTTGCTTCGTTCAGTCGCCTTGCCGGCGACACATCACTAATGGACATATCCCATCTCCTGCTCTGCTTTCTCTATGAGAGCCCATGCCTCCTTGCACAGACCCTCCCACGCCGCGATGTACCCGTCGGTATTTATCGAAAATTCTTCTGCCGCAGACTTCAGAGCGGCGATTGGCAGCTCCTCACACTCTCCGGCCATCTCTACGATTGACCACAGCTCGCTGAGACGCTGGTCCGATCTCCAATCCATTACGCCCTCCTTACCTTTGATCCCAAGTTCATGTATTCAATGTGTGGCTCACCATCGATGACCACGCCGCACGAGATGATTGGCTTCTTCGCGAAGTTCTTGCCGTAGGCGAATGCCATGTGCTCGTGGTTCACGCCGCAGCCGACAGCCAGACCCCAGACCAACTCTTGGTCGGTGGCCGTTGCAGACACCCCGGCGTTGCTGTGGTTGTGACCCGACACCGTGCAGCGCATCCGCTGCTCGCAGTCTTTGCGGAAGCCGTTGATGCCCCCGGCAGTCTCGCCGTGGTGGTACAGCACGTTGTCGATCTCGATCTGGTCAACGACATCCCAAGGCATACCCAGCAGCTCCTCGATGGGCCGCATGTAGATGCTCGGCTCCATGCCTAGCTTCCTAAGCTGCCTCGCCGGGATGCGGTCATGGTTGCCCATGATCAGCGTCGCCTCGGGGAACGCCTCGTACCAGTCCTGAGCACGCTCAAGGGCTGACTCGTACTCGCCCGTTACGTTGTGGAGCATAGGCTCACTGTCGTGAAACGAGAGGCTGTGGTTATCGACGAAGTCGCCGATATGCACGACCCGATTGACCCCCCACTTGTCGAACGTCTCCTGACAGAAGTCGAGGTATCCGTCCAGCTCATAGGGCAGGTGGGTGTCACCGATGATCCCGACACGTGTGCCGCCGGGTGTCGCCGGGTTATTGCTACGACGTCCCTTCTCTGCTCGCTTCTCTACCGTCTGCAGCCGCTCACGTATGCTCTTCTCGTCAACGCCAAGCTGCCGAGCTGCCGCTCGCCTGCTCATGCCCTCGATGTAGACAAGGGTCACGGCCTCCTCCTGCTTCAGCGTGTTGCAGTGCTGCAGCAGATCGTTACCGTCTAATGTATCGATAGAGCTTGAGGTCATGCTGTTTGCCCTCCTTGGCTTTTTGTAGCTCTTCGGAGAGTCGCTCGGACTCTGCCTTGTAATAGGCGCTGAGGGCTTTGACGTTTGCCCGGTTGTGCTGGGCGAGCCCTTTGCACTCAGACCTCTCAATAAACTTTTCAAGCTCACGCTCACCTCCTATGTGGGCTGTAAACAGCTTTATGTGTTCAGGTGGGTTTCCCTCCACCCAGTTATGGCAGTAGGCGCACAGGGACAGGGAGGTGTCATACCTAACCGCCCAGTTACCCCTCGTAATAAAGTGGCTGCATTGCAGGCCGGCCGGCTTGTCCTCATAGTTTTTGCCGCATCGCTGGCACGACCAGTTTTGTGACTTCCTGATGCAGTCGCTGAAGTGCTTATCTGCCTGATTTCGTTTAATCTTTCCTCCGAAGCCCATCAGTGAACCAGCCGAAGATGCGGCCCCGGGGTCGGCTCAAACTCCACCTCGAAGTCGATGTCGTGCAGCAGCACGGCCTTAGACCCCAGCAGCGATACCTCTATGTGATCGATGGCGTCGTCGTAACTCATGCCATCCACATCTATCAGCCTCTCCAGAATTGCCTCGCAGTCGTAGCAGACCACCGGCCCCTCCGGGGAGTAAGTGAATTTCGTTGCCGCGAAGGCAAACTCCTCAACTAAGTCCAATGCAAAAATCTCCTCGTCCATGATTAATCCTCCTCGAAGTCCTCGGCATCCAGCGGGAAGTCTCCGTCCCGCCGATACCAATCCTTCCCGCCTATCTCGTCCCAAGTGCTGTAATCCATCCCGCGCTTGGCAATCCATGCCATGTGGTCTGGGAACACTCGCTTGATCTCAACGACCTCTATTTGGCCGCCGCCTGATAGGAATGCCTCGGTCTGTCGGGCAATCCTTTCCCGATCCGTCTCCTTGGTCATTGCTCCTTACCTCCTAGAGACAATGCTGTCTTGTAGTGGTCCCTGACGAGGTTCCTGAAGTCCTCGTTCTCGGGTATATGCGTCTCCATGAATGCCTGCTGCCGATCGGGGTCGCCCTGCATTTGCAACAGGGCCTCGGCGTATGCTCGTGGGGGCCTGTCGGCGCCCCACCAGTGCTTTGTGTTACTCACGAGATTTCACACTTGTCACCCTCACAGGCAGATTGGTTGCCCGCTTCGGTGAAGTCCTCGCCCGCCTCAAACTCCGCCAGCTTCGACCAGTCGATGACCGGCTGCTGCTTCTTGAGTCTCAGGTACGTCTCTCGGTCGATGGCGTTAAGTGGCGCCTGACTGAATGTGTTCCCCTCAAACTTCGGGAGGAACGACACGCCCGTCATCTGATTCCAGTGGGTCCACATATAGTCAACCATCGGATACCAGCTGGAATCGTCGTAATAGACCGTCATGCTTACCTGATGGTCACACCAGAAGGTGTTGTAAATGGCACCCAGCTTGAGCTGGTCAACGGTCCCAACCTCGTCGGTGGTCAGCGACTCCTTCGGCGACTCCAGCGGGAAGCTGAAGATCGTGGTCCCGTAGGGGTCCATCTCGCACGGCTCATTGGGCACGCCCTGATCCTTCAGGAACGCCGTCAATGGGTCCGTGTTCGCCTGACGCACCGTGCGCTTCACGTAACGCGCATAGCGCGGGTGAATTCCCGAACTGGTCGAATTCAGAAGTGAGCTGGTGCCCTCGGGCTTGATGCAGGTTATGGCAGCAGATGGGTTGATGCCCAAACGCTTGGCCCACTTCTTGTTGACCTCCCGGGCGTGCTTGCGCAGCTCGGTCAGCCACTCGATCAGAACCTTCTCTCCCTTCTTGCCGGACATAACAGGGTGGTCACATATCCCGGTAAGGCTGACGCCCAGCAGGGCTTCTTGCTCGCAGTTGTCCTGCCACTTCTTGCGCAGGAACCGGAACTCGGTCAGAGACGACTGCAGCGTCCCGTATATGCTCGCCACCCGGACCTTATCCTTCAGGCTTGCAAGCGTGTCATCTGGTCGGATGATTACGCTCGACAAGTTACATGCCTGACCATTCCTCAAGCTGATCTCGCCGCAGGGGTTGGTTAAGAACTTGTGCTCGTGGTCCCTGCCGATCTCCTCTGCCTTCTTCTGCACAGCCTGACGGTTCAGGATGCCGCGCTCTCCACACTTGCTGTCGTAGAGGCTCTGCATCTCTGCCTGAAACGCTACGAACTCAGGCTTGTCAGTGAACACCGCCGAGTTGTTAGCCATACGGAAGTGAGGATTTGCGTGCCACCACTCCCCGACCTTCAGGCGTCGGTGTCTGTCATCACTAAGATTTCCAAGGCTGATAAGCGAACTGCGCCGCACCCCGCCACACACCACGACCTCACCGATCATGCAGCACACGCTGTGGACCTCTTGTGAATTTAAGCGCCGGCCTGCTGCCTGCTTCCACACCTCGATGCAGTGGTCGAACAGCCGAGCCAGTGGCTCCGGCCCTGAACTCCTGCCGCCGAATGTCTTTAACACGGCCCCTGCTGGACGCAGGGCGCTCAGGTCGTACTTGGGAATCTCTCCCTCGTACAGCATGGCGATCAACTGCTTTAGCCCCTTGCACCAGCCGATGCGAGAATCATGGATTTTTAGAGTCGTTTCCGTCGGGTGCATCGTTTCGGCTACGAGTGGCAGCTTGTTGATCTCGTCCCGCTCTACAGAGAAGCCAGCTCCCGCTCCTACCATCAGCACGTACAGCATCTCGCTAAAGGCCGCCTGATGGTCGATACTTTGGGCTGTACAATTAAAAGCACTCATGTGGTCCCTATCGAGTGCCGGTCCAGCCGTGTACAGCGTGCGCATAGACGGGAACACCTTCAGGTTGTACGTGTAGTCGTACAGCTCCTCGGCCTCCTTGCCCGTCAGCTCTGCGCGCTCCATCCACCAGTCGGTCAGGCGCCGCACTGTCTCGTGCCAGTGCTCCCGGCGATTAAGCTCGGGGCGCCAGCGGCTATAGCGTGCGTATCCGATGAACTGCTGGAAGTTGTCCATGTTGTTATCGCTCACTCCGAACCCCCCGTAATCTTCAGGCAGCGCACAACCGCGTCCCGTACCGCTAGGCAGCTGATGGCTACCGTTAGTGACATCACTATCAACTCGTACATATTCTCTCCTTGATTAAGTTATTTACTTGGACTGGACAAATCTTTGCCGTAGGACTCCATGAATGCCTCCCTACCCATCTCCAGCTCATTGAGGTGCATAAGCATCTCTAGGGCGTCAACTGGCTGACAGAACGGGATGGGTCCATCGGCGTCGTCAAATCTATCTCTGGCGAAGCCACGGGCGTCACCCTCGTCATAGAACCACCTGACTCGATTGCCTTCGCTGACTCTGTAAACCTGCATTCTTCCTCCTCAATCATCACCGGCCTGTACTGCCTCGCCCGGCTGTTAGTAATCAGTCTCGCGTTGTCGTGTTGGTACAGCCCGATGCGGCCCTCGTATGGGCCGAAGCGGTTCTTAGCAACCTCCAGCACAAAGTCTGGGTGGTTGTCGTCAACCTCCTCACCGTTGCTCCTCGCTGCAGCCTTGGCCTTATCCTGCCAAAGGATTAGACACGCAGCAGATGCGTTGACCAGATGACTCGACCCGATGAAGTCCTGCTTGCCCGGCACGCGGCGCTCCGAGTCTGGGCCCTGACCCTTGCGCATGTGGTGACATACCAAGACCACCATATCTAGGTCACGTGCCGTAGCCGCCAGCTTCTGGAAGAATCTCTTCTCGACATCCAGCTCGCCGCCCAGATCAATCTGGAACAGGCAGTCCAAGACGAACATGTCGCAGCCAAGCAATCGCTTTGAGTCGATAAGCAGCTCGATTGCCTCCTCTGGACCCAGCACATCGTGGTGGTCGATGATATAAATCCTGTCCTGACACCAGCGTCCAAATTTCCTCAGATACCCCTCGTGTGGCTCGTGCAGGCAGGCAGACTGCCCGGCTAGCTGCTCGAACAAACTCTCCGTAGTCATCTCAAGAGACGCCACGCAAACCTTGTGCCCAGTGTTGGCGGCGTGCAGCAGCCACTGGTTAGCCAGCGTTGATTTCTGGTGACCTGAAAACCCACCTAGCAGGCTGACCCCACCCGATGGCAGCTGAAAGATACCTCCCTGTAGCTTGCTCCACGGTGGCTCGATCCCAAGCCTCGGGTTGTTTCTCCGGTCCATAACAGAGTCAACAAGACCAGCAGGATCAAGGAACTTGTTAAGCCCGAGATGGGTGAGCATCTCCAGCTCGTCAATCACGTATCCTCCTGATCCATCTCATTTAGTAACTCCTCCGTGAGTTGCAGAATCTCCTCATTCCCGAGGGCCTCGACGCAGTAGCCTTGCTCCTCTAGGAAGTCCATGCAGAGCTGCGGGTACAGTGCGTACCCCGCCCTGATCTTCTCTAGTGCGTTCATTACAAATCATCCTCCCGCAAGTTAGTTTCTATAATGACTGTTCCGAATTTCCACGTTCCGGTTTGGTACTTGAGATACATATCCCAAGCCTCCTTAACCTGCTCGGGGGTGCCATATTTTTGCAGCTGCTCGATGTGATCCAGAGCCCTGTCGCTGCGCTCAATGGCGGCTTGGTCATACATCTGGGCATCAAAGTCCAGATAGGTGCCGTCGCTGATAGACTCGGGGTCGTCGCTGGGCTCAAAGAATGGGGAGGGGTCTGCGTTCCATATGTCCCCAGCCACCTTCGCGCAGCGTGATGCAGTGCCCAGCTCCTGAGTGATCTTTTGCATCAGGACGGGCGGCTCAGAGAACTCCGACATAAAGGCTGTCACCTCTTGGAGGACGCCATTTCGTATTGCCCACTCGTATGCGCCCCGGCTGCCACGCTTGAAGTCGATGGTCCTGCCGTACTTTCGCGCCTCTGCCTCGACTAGCTCGCGGTTCCACTTTGCGGCAGGCATTAGAGGACACCCCACTCGTCGATCTCACACTCGGGATCTTCGTAGTCCTCAAACATCTCCAGCAAATCTGACGGATCCATAACGCTGATATCACCTATCTCCCCGGCGATCTGCATCACCTCTACCGGCGTGGTCTCAGCTACCGCTACGGCTGCCGTGCCGGCCTTGACCTGATACCAGTCGTTGGTGCCCTTATTCTTTGGTGCTAGGTTTGCTAAGTAGCTTGTTGCTTTCATATGTCATTTCCTTATGACGTAGTTAATTTCTAGGCTAGGCGGAACGCTTCTTCCGCCACTTGCCACCCCAAACACCGAACCATGTGGTTCTTGAGCCTAGCCTCAGAGCGAACCGACTGCCCGCACTTCGGGCACGGAACGTACTGACTTACCAATTTACTTGTGTCTGACATATTCTCTCCTTGAATTAGGTGCCACACTTGGGCGACGGGGCAGTGGCCTCCCCGGCTATCACTTAAGCTGCGATAGCGTAGATGTCTTGATTGGCATCTATAGTTTTGCTGGCGTTTACGGTAGCCCTGCCTCACCGATTCTCCACACCACTTACACTCGAACGTCGAAACCATTACGCCCCAATCAGATGCACACCTCATGCGCATTTGGTTGAGGCGGCGGGAGTCGAACCCGCGTCCGCCCTTGCTCGTCGTGATGCTTCAACGAATTAGTGCCGGGTTGTTTTACATCTGCCCGGCCAGATGAGGGGCGCCTCGGCGACCATCCACCACCCGACGATTAAGGCCGCCGGGACACCTGCCTACAACACTGCCCCCTGTCCGAGGGACTTTGAGTCCAACGCCTCCGCGCCTTCCTCACTCACACGCACCCGCTCCGTAGAGCACAGTGCTTCCAACTGCTGCTGACCCAGCTGGACCAGCCCCCAGAATTCCTCCATCGCGTCGTCAGACGCGTTCAGGGGCGAGAACTTGCCAGCCAAGTCCAACAGGTTGCCCAGTCGCTCCTCGCCACGAGATTCCGCTACCCGGATTTCTCGCACGATCCGCCGGGCTTTAGCCAACAACGCGTCAACCGCCTTGCCCTGACGCTGCGCCAGCAACGCTGCATTACTCAGTTTCGGCATTACTCACCCCCTCTCAGGCAATCAATCTGACCGCACTCGGCCAGCTCCAACAGGACCGCAGGATCCTGACCCCAGACGCTACCGCCATCCTCCATCAGGAGGCGCAGCTCCGCCGCAGCACTCAGCTGCTCGACAACGTCGCTACCACCAGCACCAACTTGGTGCCATGAATCTACTTTCTTTCCCATGTCTACTCTCCTTGTGACGGTGTGTTTTACCATGTCTGTTAACTAGAACGCGAAAGCCATCTAAGTTGCTGACGTTTCTAGCTTTTTTCCCCTGCGTTAAAAAGGGCCTAGCCTTCCCACCTGAACTTCTCTGCCCAACCCCGGCTCAGGGGACGCAGGAATGGACGCCGGCAGAACCACATGCGCTTGTTCATCAGGTCGCGCTCCATCAGGAAGCGGTCGTAGCCGTCCAGCTTGTAGCTGTCCCAGCCCTTGCGGGTCTCTCGTGTTATCGGCCATGCGTTTCTCATGTAGCCCTCCTGTTAGCGGGGCAGCAGTATCTCTACCCCTAGTGTGTTGCCCTCAACATCCTTGTCGAGGTTGATGAGGATGTCCCCATCGAGCACAGTCTCTGTGCGGGCAATCTGCTCACCCTCCCGGGTGTAGATGTAGAAGGCTCTCGCCTCTTCGTCGTATGTCATCTTCATGCAAGCTCCCTTTGCTTGGCCTCAATGAACTCCCGGACGGTCAGGTCCGACTTTGCGGCACCCTCCCAGAAGCCCTCAATGGCCTCCAGAGAGAAGTTATTCCAACCGGTAGTCTGCCATAGGCAGTCCACGATCAGCTCGCAGTAGGGCTCTCCTGCCCACCCAGAGGTGGCAGAGCGGACCATGCGGTCCATATTCAGCTCCGGCACCTTCTCGACTCGATTCATCATCTCAAGACTCCACTACAAGGCAGAAAATCATTGCCAAAATAAGGAAGTAGCAAACAAGCTGTGGCAGTTCGTACTCCATCATCGGTATACACCTCCTTAATCCATACGGCCATCGTGCCACCGCGCTGAGATGCCGTGCTCTTGCAGGAACTCAATCGCGGGCTTGGCCGCCGCGTAGGCGCTCATGTTGCCCTGAGACACCTGCGGGATCACGACCCGGACACCGACCTCAATGCCGGCACCCAGTACGCAGGTGCCGTGATCGTCGTAGCCATTGGCCTTGTGCTCGGCGTGCATGATGCGCTCCGCCTCACGCAGTAGGTTGTCTTGGATACTCATGCTGCCTCCTCCAGCCGGGCAATCTCCCGGTCAAGGTGTGCCGCCGCCCTAGCCAGTCGCTGGCTGGCGGTGATGCCCTCAGCGGCACGCTGCGCGATCCGCTGCCCAACAATGCGCCGCAGCGCGACCAGCTCGTAGTATTTATTGCTCATAACAGTCTCCCGACATAGTAGTTTACTAAAGTGGCGCAGCAATCAGGCCCATTGAGCCTTGTGCTTGCGTGCGCCACGCTTGGCCGCCTTCTTGCGGTCCACCATCACACGCGCGGTGTTGAAGGCCCGGGCGTGCTTGGCAACTAGGTTACGTGTCTTCATTTCGCTCTCCCTGCCTGCTTGAACCTCCGCCAGCCTGCGTTGAACTCTGCGGCCTGACGCTCGATTTGCTCAATGTGCCAGCGGCACTCTGCGACGATGGTGTCGCGGTTAGACCAGTCGCTTCGGTTAGCGCGCGCGATGATCTGCTCGTAGTGTGCTTTTCTCATTCTGCTTCTCCCGTGTACGCCACCTTAGACAACAGCTGACGTAGAAAGTTCCTAACTATTTCAATTTTTTTTACCGCCCTCGATGACGGTGAACTCTGACGCGGCGGCACACGCTCGGCGTAGTACTGGGTGTCATACGCCTCAATGTCAGCCAGACGCTCTGTGATACGCTGACGCAGCTCGGCAAAGCCCTCCTGCACGTGCTCGTAGCCGTAATAGCCGCCGTGCTGCTGCTCCCAAGCCTCCAGACGGTCCAGCTCCAGCAACAGGGTCTCGCACTGACACGACATGTCCGCGCTCTCCAAGTAGCACTCGATGCCCGCCATCAGATACCAAGACCCGAACTGGTTCAGATCAAACGGCGCTGTGTCACTGTTGTCCATATCACTATCTCCCAATTTTTCCATTCTTGGTGTAGACCACGACGCGCTCACAGCGCTTCAGGTCAACGTACAGGCCAGCGTCCTCTACGGCGTCTGACTTCAGGCGGAACCACTCGGTGTCGCCCACTTGGTCGCCAGCGGCGGTGTAGGCCGTCAGGCCCCATACCTGCCACTCGGGTGACCACCAGACCTCCATTCGGTCCCAGCTCTCTGCGTACTCAACCTTGCCCATAACTGTATACTCCGTGTTTACAGGTACATGACGGTCTAAACCTCTAACTTATTCCAAATTTTTTTAATTAATTTTCTCTTCCTTACGCTAATAACGCGAATCAAAATTAAGCCATTGATAACTCGCCAAATTTCCCCCTTGCGAGCGTAACAAGGCAGGGTGGGTGGTACGTGGTGGAGGCAGGCGGTCGGCACGGGATGGTCGGGTCCGTCACGCTTCTGTCTGGGGTCATATTAGGCCACTGACACCCCAAAAGTGTGAACTGGTTCACAAAAAGGGGGGTTAGGTACAGTCATTATTGAAACTTACTTGTAAGGAAGAGGAAACGCTGACCAGTTAGGCCGCTGCCAAGCGAGCCGGTCACGTTAAGCCTCTCGCAATACGGTCCGTGCGTTCACGGCCCATACTATCTATATGCTGCCCACACCCGTGAGGCGGCATGGCCACAATTCTATCTTAGGAGCACGGATGCCCTCACCTCAGAGACAGTCTCGCCTGTACACCGTACGAGAGCACTGCACGGTCCAGCTGAAGATGCTGCAGGACGAGGTGAACCTCATGGTCGATAACCCCATGATGATCCCGGGCAACGAGAACGGCCTCTTTGACCGTATCGAGGACAAGCTGGCAGAGATGCACGACTACATGGGCATACTGACCGTGCTAGACGCCTACTTTGAAGAGTGAGCACTCAATCGCGCTGGCACTAGTTAGCTTCGCTAACATAAGCATAGCTTTGGCGTGCCTGCTTCTGCTCATATACCCACAGGTGGCACACGGTGAGGTCAGGCAGTACCGGACCCCTATATTAGGCATCACGACAAGCGCCAATGGCTTCAACGGCTGCATGGTCAAGGTGGCGCCAGTCCCCAACACCCTTTACTGCACCAACCGCAGCGACCACACCTTCTTAACCCTAGATTGTGCAGGGCAGTGGGTGTCGAGGCCGGACGCAGCAAACAACCTGAAGATGGCACAGATCGCCATGCTAACGAATAAGCAGGTGAATGTGGTCGTGAATGACCGCTACACCATCGAGCCGCAGGGCTACTGTCTGGCTCAGCAACTAACAGTACTAAGGTAAAGGAATATCTATGAAGATCATAGCAATGAAGCCTCTGGCTTCACGGCGCCGAGCGAAGCTCGTCGTAATATCAATGGCTCTGGCCGTGCTCACAGGATGTGCATCGGCTGATCAGCGCATGGCAAGCCGCTCCGACTACCGCAGCAAGCAGGTAGCAGCCATCGCGGCACAGGCAGAGCAGGAGACAGCACGCCGTGCTGCAGACGCTCAGGCCAAGTCAGAGATGTGGCGGGCACTGTCCGACGCAATCGAGAGCAATCCAGATAGCGCATCACACTTCGCCATCGTGATGGCCGTGGCCGCAGCTCGTGGCTCGGTGGACGATGGTAAGAGCCCGGCTACCGCAACGCTCAAGACAGAGCGAGAGGTACTCGCAATCGACTACGTGAAGGCTTTGGCGCCTTCACTCATCGGCACACTGGGTAATGTCGGCACAGCAGCTATCCTAGCCGATCAGGCTAAAGAGAGTATCAAGGCCAACCGCGACGTTCGCATCGTCGAGGCAGGCGTAGAGGGCCGTGTGTACGACGTACTGGGCGCAGCGGTGAGTGGCAACGCATACGTGCCGGCAGACACAACAGACACCACAACACCAGACACCACGACAGACACCACGCCAGACACAACAACGCCGGCAGATGATGTGGTTGACCCGGCAGATGATGTGGTCGACCCCAGCGAGGACGTTGACGACACAGAGTCAGCACCACAGTTCGACTGCTCGACACCAGCGTTCTCACCCGTATCACCAGAGCGCGCAGCGGCGTGCCCGTGATGCGCGTATCAATAGAGGGGCCATCGTTCGGCGTGTTCAACGTCGAGAGATTCAAGCGGTATGGGCTACTACTGGCCTATCGCATACACGATACAGCAGCAGCAGCTATAGAGCGGCTCGAGATGGAGGATGGTGATGCCAAAGCAGAGCGATCCAAGCGTCGATAAGGGTATAGCCAGCAAGGTACGGGATGAGATCGGGGACGCATGTGTTAATGACTGGCTCGAGGTAGCTATCGTCATCACCCTGCTCATTTCCATGAGTGGTGGTGCGTACATGCTCTACCTTCTATACCAACTCAATCAGGTGTCAGGATGAGCGACGAACATACACCAGATGAATGCCCAGATGAGGTGTCATTCACTGCAGAAATCCCAGAAGAAATGGACCATAATAAGAATGTGGAGCAGGTGGACAGGAGTGCCTGTAGGGACGTCACAACGGGCCGCTTTACGAAGGGATGGAAGGGTGGAGGGCGACCCCAAGGGTCACGGGATCGCTTCTCTAA